GCCGCATGTGAGTTCATGCAGTAAGTCTCCGCCATGGTCACGGCATTGACCGCTGTTGTCCTGTGTGGTTGGTGTTGGTAGCAATGATAAAGACTCTAAATCGTCCGTGTGGCGCTCCTGCGTCTGCAGCGCGTACACCTGCCCATTTGACTTCATAATTCCCGAGGTCTGCCAAATCTCCAAGAACGGCGCCCAGAGCGCGAATAGGTGTTCGTCCGTTGAGTATTGCCAAATCTTCTTGGCTGTATTCCATTCCATTATCGGCGTCTGCACTTAGTAAGCCCCTAACATTCTCAATGATTACTTTGGTTGGTTGCAGTTCTTGTATTGCTCTGTAGAACTCGCTCCACAGGCCTGATCTTGTGCCGTGTTTTAGCCCTGCCCTTTTCCCGGCGAGGCTTAGGTCTTGGCATGGAAATCCGCCTGTGAGGATGTCTACGGGTTCTAATTTGGTGAAGTCTACTTTGGTGACATCTTTGTAGTTTGGTACTCCCGGGAAGTTGTGTTCAAGGATTTTGCTTGGTGCGTCTTCCCATTCGCAGTGCCATGCAACTTCAGCGTTGTAGTGTTTGGCTACAGCTAGGTCTAAGCCGCCGTATCCACTGAATAGTGACCCGATTTTCATCAGTCTAGCCAGACCTTGTAGGCGGCTGTTACTCTGCCTTTGTCTGGGTCTATGAAGTGTAGGCGTTGTGATGGTGTTGCTGATGACGCTAGGAGGATGCCTGCGTATCGATTGTCTGACTCTGTGCTGCCTGTTTGGTACACGCTGCCTAGACCGTTTGGTAGCGCCCATTCTGCGTGTGTGTGGTAGTGGCCGATGTAGCAGTCACGGAATTGCCAAGGGTATGAGCCTGATTGCCATTTTGCTACATGGGTGACGATTGCCCCGGGTGAGGCGAATCCGTTGCGTCCTACTTCATCGCCGTGTATTACTAGGGCGCGATAGTTGCCTATTTCTAGGCGTTGAATGTCCTCGGGTGAGTCTTCCCATGTGAGGCGTTTTTCTCCTTGCAGCATTTGTCTGGCTAGCTCAAATACCATGCGATCAATGTTGTCGTGGCGTGGTACGCCGTCGCGCTTTGAACCGATGCGGCCGTGGTTGCCCCATTCGGCTACTACTTGAACTGTTTCGTAGTTGGCTAGGGCTGCTCTGACTACATCTACGCATAGCCTTGCCACATTGACATACTGTTCAAAAATGGTGCTATCGAGTTCGTGCGGCTGACTCGGAAAATTGAACATGCCCTCGATCATGTCACCTGTGAATGCGATTGTTACATCGCGTACAGGGTGATGTGTGCGTTGGATGTTGGTGATGCTGATTGCTTTGTCAACAAACTTTAGTACCCGGGTTCGCATGACTTCTGAGTCATAGCTTGGTGTGCGTTTGCCTCCTTGCCAGTCTCCCATGACCCAGAGCGCTACTTCTGCTGATCCTTTGCGTTTGTCTTTGACTGGGGCCGCGACATTCTTTACACCGCCTAGGGCAACCATTGCGTCAAAGGCTGCTTGCTTTGTGATGTCGGTTAGGTGTTCTGTGCGGTCTTTAGCTTGAAGTAGTTGGCTGTTTGACCGTCTTAGTGCTGCTCTGAGTAGTTTGACATCGGCCGGTTCTTCCTCGGGCGGTGTTAGGTCATCTAGAATCATGCGAGTCTCCTGCATGGGCAGGTGTTTAGCCTGTGCGCCCGGATTGTGTCAGTGGTGACGCTTATGCCTCTTTGCTGTAGAGCGTGAGCTAGCGCCCGGTTGCTCCAATCGGTGTGATTTTTTAGTGCCTCATCTAGGATGTGTGCGTCTTCAGGTTCTAACCCGTTTACGATTGTTCCTACCTTGCAGGGTTTTCCCTCATGTAGTGGTTTCAGGTTGTCTAGTAGTCCCATTTGTTTGCCTCCTATGGCCAGATTGTGAATGATGCGGTTATTGCGTAGATTGCTGCGATGTAGCTGAACATTATGATCAGTAAACGGTTTTTGTCTTTCATGGTTCGCCGTCGGCTAGGTCTTGTAGTTCGTCTTCTAGGTCTTCTTGGAACATGATTTGACCTATCTCCATGAATGCGTTGCCGATTTGGGTGTCATCCCATTCGAGTTCAAACCGTAAATGTTCCATGCAACTTCTGAAATAGGTCATGTCATCTTGCATTGCGTAGCGGATTGCTATGGCGATTCTTTCGCCTGTGGCGAGTTCGTAGTCTTTGAATCTCATGGTTTGCTTGCTGCAATCATTAGGCAGCAGAACGCGATGAACACCATGAAGCAGGCGTTTACGAAATCGTTTGAGTTTTCGTTGAATAGGTGTATTAGCCCGGCTGCGGTAAGGAAGATTGTGATTCCCCAAAAGGCTAGGGCTGCAAAGGTTCGCATTAGTTGCTCTCCTCCCATAGCTCCCAGTAGTCTCCTGAGCGATCTGCTATTGAGTCATAGATGTCTATGAGCATTGCGTTGATGCCATCACCATAGCGTTCGGTCATCTCGATACGGAAGTCTGTCCATGCTTTTAGGGCTTGGGGTCTGTCAGTGTTTTCTGATTCACATGCTGCTGCTAGTTCCATTGCTTCAAACACTAGCTCTTTGACTGCTGCCATTTTTGAGTCCTCACTCTTTTGGTAACTGAATTAGTTACATGTTTAGTTTAGGGGGTATTTCTCTTGCTGTGTGCAAATTTACAAAAACTTTCGGCGTGTCGCCCGGGAGACAATAATGCTTGGACACTCTGACATCAACGCATTGAGAGTCATCGTGCCACACCTTAGCTTCTGTGAGGCCGTCAAAGATTGCTCTGAGTAGTTTGTCCACATCAGGTTTTACTGTTGGCTGTACCCGGGTAACTGTCTTTGGCTTAGGTAAGTAAATCAAGATCACTGCCCTTACAGCTGCGTGTGCCTCAAATGACAATCCATCAGGTAATTGCGCTAGCACTTGGTATGTAAAGTTGCGGCGCCAAGTTTTGAGTTTTGGATTGGAGTCTCTCAGCCAGACTTTGCCACCCCCTTGGGCAATAGTTTTACTGCCTTGAGGGATGGCCTCGCCTTGCACAATAAACAAAAGATTCATTAGAACGGTGCGTTGCCGTACTTGGCTAAATCGTCTAGGTCTACCCCGGGGGTCTGTGCTTGCGTCTTTGCTTTGACCTGTAGCAGCTTTGGCTCATTGATTGAATGCTCAACGGTGTGAATGGTCTCGCCATCCTTTTCGTATGATCCGGGCTTTGTGCCTAGCTCTCCCTTGACTTCAATCCAATCGCCATCATTGAATGAAACTTCAGAGGCAAACCAAATAGTCCATTTGCGTTTGCGCTCAAAAGTGTTGCCATCCTTGTAAGTGACCGTGAATGCTTCCCAAAGGGTTACAGCCCGGCGTGATTCAGAAACTTTTGCGTCTCCATGAATTTGAACAGTTGCCATTTTTGTCATTCTCTTTTCTATATAGTGTTTGTTTGTTCTCTAGTTGTTCTTGATTGTTAAGCGGACATCTGTGTCCTGTGAGACTACCCAGTTTGTCCTGTCAGGTGACCCAATTTGTCCTGTCAGGCGGTCACGGATGGCCGCTAATGTCAGGTCACGATGTTGGCTAGATTTGTCACAGGTTTCAGGGCAGTCCACTAGGATGCGATAACGGTTTGTTCGACGCTGAGGGCTGTGTCCAACACCTTGGTGAAGCAAGATGTCTATCTCCCGGGCGTCAGATAACTCTTTCAATGATCGGCGCGCTGTTCTCTCAGAACAGTTGGCAAGACGGGCTAGTAGAGCTTGTGATGGCCATGCCCCGTAGTTCCCATCATCGTCATAGAAATGCGCCAAAGCCACTAAGACAAGTTTGGTTGTGGATTGTGCTTGCGAGTGCGCTAAGACAGCGCTAACGGCATGAAAGCCCATGAGTCCTCACTCTACTTTTTGAGGTCTTCTGACCTCTGTAAAATGTAGTCTAGGGTCATCTGATCTGCCTTGGCCGATACTGCCTGTGTATAAAGTTTGCGTAGGTCTTCAAGGTCAGTTGTCTTAGATGCCAACTCAACAAAGTCTGCTGCAGGCAGCTTGTCTCCGCCCCGGGCGATAACCATCTCTTCACGGCTAGGGCGCTTGCCTTTCTTAGCAAAATCAAGATCAGCCAAAGCGCGGCCAATGGCTGATGTGCAGGCAATCTCAAGCCAAGAGTTAGCGGTCATGCCAGAGCCACCAACCTTTTCCTGTGCATGATCTACAGTCACGGGCCTGTGGTCATCTCGGTCAGTAAATACTTCTGCTCTTACAATGACCTGCTTTTCGTCTAGGGAGACAATCACAGTATGAATGCGCCCGTTTGGGTACTTCACCCAAAAGTCTGTGATGCGCTTTTCGACGGGTTCGTAATCGTCAAGGAAGTGTGCCATTTTTTGCCTCTTTCTCAAACAGCGTTGCCGCTGCTCTCATCTCATTTTGAATGTTTAGGTTTGCTTCTATGGTGAACTCAATGAATTTGTTGCCTTTACACTGTACCAAAATAGCTCTGCGTAATCCCAGAACCATCAAGTACCAATTTACCTGATACAGCCATGCGTCAGACAGCGTGGGCGCTTGAGAGTTCTTGATTTCCAAGATGCCAATCTCGCCATCATTCCATCTAATCAGGCCGTCAGGGTTCGCTTTCCAATAGGGGTTTTCTTGAGACTGCCATGTGCCTGTCTCCAAGACTGTCAGCCATTGGGAATTGTCTTCAAGCCATAGACGCCTGATAGCGGGCTCAAATGCTGTGCCTAGTCTCATGGCTAGGTTTGGCTCTATCTGGCTTCCTGTGCCATCCTGACGCCCTTTTAGGAGTTCTGTGCGTGTCTGGTAGCGGTTGACTCCGCAGATCGTGCCAATGTCACTGCCACCAATTCCTGCCCGGGCTTCATGCCATTCAGGTGAGCCATTCTCAAATGTACCAATGAGCATAGCTTTGCCAAGTGCTTCAACTCTAGTTTCAATCTCATTCATACTTCAAAGGTTACACGAAACCCCCGACACTATAGGGGGGTGTGTCAGGGGAATCGCGGAGGGGGAGAATGAGGAAAAACCCCTCTCTTGCTTAGTCTACTCTTTGTGTTCGTCTTCTACAGAATCGGCAGCCTTTTTGAATGAGCGCTGTAAATCATCAAGAGCAATACGCATTTTGCCAATCATGGTCTTGCCTAGTTCGCTGAACACTAGGAGCATTGCGCCAAAGAACATGGTCATGATGCCAATGAATGCTGATGACCCCGGAACGATTGACCCGGCGCCAAGTCCTGCTGCAGCCACGATAAAAAACAGGCCGACACTGAACCAAATAAACCAACCGAATAGTCTTAGGACTGCTTTGGCTTTATCTTTCATTTCTTTGGCGCTGCTTTCTTTGGAGCTGCAGGTTTTGCCTTGGCCGGGTTTGCTGCAATGTGCTTTAGGGGATCAACTAGTTTTTCAAATACACACATGTGTGGCTGCTTTGATTTAGCGATTGCTAGATGCAAATGAGCGCCTGTTGAAAACTGACCTGATTTGTATTTGCCGCCGCCAACACGGCCAATGATGTCACCCATTGAAACGATGTCACCGACAGACAATTTGGATTGTTCAGCCATGTGTGCGTACAGAACCCAAAGCCCATCCATAGTTGAATGAATAACAATCCATCCGAGGCCATCAGTCCAACCATTGTGAATAACTTTACCCCGGGTGATTGCGGGGATTGGGCTGAGTTCAGGAGCTGACCAGTCCTGACCTCTGTGCGGTCTGCCCTCACGGTATGGGGCTAGGTTGCCTAGTTCGTCTCCGCGAAACTTCTTGTCGAATGGTTCTTTGTATTCAGTCATTGATTGCTTCCTCAGCGAATGAGCAGTCAGCGCAACCTAGCGCGCAACACTCCTCAGGCTTGTCAACAGCAACAGGGGTTGCCTTGCCTTTAGGCTTCTTGATTTCAACTACCTCAGGTACTGAACCTGCGGTTGGAAATGATGGTGAGTTCACTAGACCCATTTTTATACTCCTAATGTTTTGTTTACGAATGTAATGATTAGCCCAGTCAGTACCGCTGAGAGTAGCGACGCTGACCAAACAAACTTTTCTAATGACCTAATTCTAGTTTCATGATCTGCAATGCGTTTTGTTTCTGTTTTGATTTCAGCCAAGTCCTGCAAAATCTGAACCAACATGGCTGATTGTGTCGGCCTTGGGTCACTCATCAATGCCCCAAATTTCAGTACCGCAACCGCCGCAGTAAACTACGCCCGGCGCGTCTTCAAACCTGTACTCAATGTTTTGGTTTGGGCAGTTATCAGCTGTGCAAGTAAAAATGGTAATCATTATGCGGCCTCATAAGTTGCGCTAAAAGTGATGAAATCGGAGTTAGTCCAAGTACCCGGGATTAGAGCGCTGAGAGTCACACGGTTTGCATACGCGCCCGCAGAACCAAGTGCGTTGACTCCTATTGTGGTTGTGGTTGCAATCGGTAGCATGGCGTAGTCTAGGCCTCCTGCTCTCGCAGTTAGGTTGGCAACGAAGTTAGCGCTGACGGCGGTTTTTGGTAGTGAGATGCTAGCAGCGCCGGTGACTACTGTAGTAGTACCAAAAGTTACTCGCCCTCTTACATGGACGGTTTTGCCATGTTCAACAAAAGTGAATGAAACTGAGCCATTACCTAGAGTGATTCCTGTGAGCGTTGGGGTGTAACCCTGCCATGCTCCCATGTAGCCAGTGCCAGAACCTAGTGCAGTTGCAAAAGGTATCCACGCCGCGCCGTTGTATGCGTACAGCGTGTCATTTGATGTGGCATAAACAATCATGCCCTCAGCCTTTGTTGCTCCAAGAGCTGTGTCAGCGTTGGATGTGGCAGCAAATTTCATTACTGATTGCTGCATCAGATAAGTGTCTACTTCACTAGCCCGGAGGATGTCCCCGGCGGTAAAGTCTTTGTAGCCTGCTCCGGCCATTTAGTTCCTCCATAGTTGTAGGTCAGTTTGCCAAGTGTCTGGCGTAATCATGTGTGTAACTTTACTGATTAGGTACTTCTCATTTATTGATGTTCCCGCTGATTGCACATTTACTAATACGCATTCGCCCGGCTCCATGACATAAACATTATTTAGTTCAGAGTTTTTGTGATTGATTCCATCAATAGACAGAGCCTGTATGCGTTGCTGACCTGTCAAAGTGATTGCGTATCTGACCCAGATGTCTAGCTGATTTTGGTCTGCCAAATCAACAGCAATTTCTAAAACTGAGTTTCCGTAAAGGTCAGCCTGATCGGTGTCTGTGATTGTGCTAGTAGTTCCCGCATCCCAAGACAGGGAGGCGTTGATTGTGCTAACGATGGCTTCTGAGTCTGCGGCCTGATTGATGTAGACCGGAGGAATCTCATCAGTAGTTACTGTTGTGTTTATTTCATAGAAATGTGCGCCTGCAAGTTTAGCCTCAAGGTGCTTTCGAGACATTGGGTAAATGCCATTGAGTCTGCCTGTAATAAGCCATCCTAGTTCACCTTGCATTGTGTCATTGATTGTGTCTCTCAAAGGGGTTTCAAAGATGTCAATGCCCGGAAAAGTAAATCCGTTATTGGTTCTGTTAGTTATCACAGGTAACTCACCTGCTACCACATCGTAAATAGATGTCCATCTTTGAGCAAATGTTTGATCAGAGAGAACCGAGATTGTGGCCTCGGTGTTCATCAGCTGCTCAATTTGGTCACCGAAATTTATTACAACCCGGGTGAGACCCGTTGCGTCGGTGTCTTTCTGAATTGATTTTATGTAAGCAAAAAACCAATTCAAATCTGAACCACTGAACGGATAGTCCTTTAGAGTAAGCCTGATTGGGCTGCCCACTTTAGTAAAGTACCCGGCTAAAGGGTCTGCGTCCTGCTTTGCCAAAATGATTGTGCCGGTCTTAGAGCCCAAATCAATAGATGTTCCAATGGCGCTAACACCGTTCTCAATAAATACTTCAGTAACTGACTCAGTAAAATCAATGTATTGAATGTTAGAAATAGAGTCATTGGCAAGAACATCTGTGCCGTCTAACAATGAAACATTCAAACGGAACAGAGTGTTTGGGCTTGTCCCGATGTAGACGCCAAAGTTGGTATTGAAATCAAACATTAGCCAACAAGAACTTTCTTGCCTGTTGATTTTTCAAACGCTCTGATTTGATTCACAATTTCTAGAGCGCTCATTGTGGCTTTGATGTTGTAAGTGTTCTTGCCTGCAGCTAAGTCTCCGCGTAGTAACTTGATTTCACTGAGCATTTCCGCTTGTGTTTGGTTGCCTGCCATTGCGCTAGCTTGCGCCCCGGCCAGTTTGCCTGTGGCTGCCAATTCATTAGTTGTGCTTATTGCTTGTGCAAAGAGATCAGGGGAAGCGGTAAATGAGCGCATGATTGCAGCAGCTTCTTCAGGTGACTTAGAAAGGATTTGCTCAAGCAGAGGGTTAGCAGCTTTACCTCCCATGTCTCGGAGTTTCTGTAGGTTGTTGTTGAAATCTGCTGTGGCGGCTTTCATCCTTTTGAGTTCGCGGATGTAACGGTCAGCCCTGAAAATAATTCCTGAGCCGCGTTGGACTAATCCAAATGCGGTGTCAACTGAATCCCTGAACTTGGCAACAGTGTCTGCTATTAGTTTCCTAGCCTCTGCAAGTTTGTCTCTGAGAGTTGCGATGGCCGCGGTTAGTGCTTCTTTAGCGGCCCTGCCTGCGTCTCCTCCTGCGCCTCCCTCTGGCTTGGGCGGAGTTTTAGCAAATTCGCCGTACCCGTATAGTGCTGCAATGTCGGCAGCTCTCGCACTTTGCTGATCGCCAGTCAGTCCCCCCGGGGCCATCTTTGCGCCCGGGAGATTTAGGAATTTGCGTAGTCTGCTTATGGCATCTGGGATTGCCTTAGAAACCTTTTCAAGGAAACCCATCATGTTCTCTAGTGCTGTATTGATTGCCTGTAGAGCAGGAGCGAGTAACTCAAAAGATGTGGTTAGTTGATTGCCTAACAAATCGGCAAGTAGGGTAATCATCTGCATCATTGGTTTCAAACTGACCATGATGAGTTTTAGCAGTGTGACAAAGATAGGCACGATGTCTTTGATGAGTGGGACAAAAGGCTCAATCAGTGCAACAAGAGCTTTGGATACTTCACCAAGAATCATGCCCACTACATCTAGAATCGGTGCGAGTAAATCCATGAGGACGGTCACAAGTTCTAGCACTATGTCAATTAGTGGTGCTAAGTCTTCCATTAGTTGCTCAAGAAAACCTGCAAGTGGCACAATAATTTTTGAAAGTATCGGGCCAATTTTTTCAAACAGTGCAGTGATGATTGGCGTTAGAGTCTCAACCATTGGAGTAATGGCTGACACCATAGAACTAAAGACCGGGATTAGAGTAGCGCCGAGAGTCTCGCCTAGTTCGTCAAAAATGATTTTCATTTTAGCTAGCGGGTCAGTGTTTGCTGCTGCCTCTGCCATGCCAGAAAATTGTTTTTGCAGTTGAGCCATTGGGTCTTTAGCTTTGTTGATTCCCGGGATGAGTTTGTTTAGGCTCATGTATTGCCCGTTGTAAGCCTTAGCCAAAGCAGAGGTTACTGTGCCAAGGTCTTTGCCTGTGCCTGCGCTTATGTCACTAGCAAGAGTGAGTAGGCTTTGGGCCTGAGTAACATCCCCAGTTGCCCTAACCAAGGCGGCATAACTCGGGCGAAGTTGATCATCAACAATAGATGTTTTGGTTTGCAAAACACTAATAAATTTTTCAGACTCTGCAATCTGACCTGCGGTTGCGCCAACCGTGTTCTGCATTGACTTAGCCAAAGTGGCTTGGCTTTTAGAGTCCTCAATAGCAGACTTTGTAAGCTTGGTTAGTGCAGCTGCAACTAGTCCAACCGCCCCAATAGCAACGCCTGCTTTAGCCGCAAACTTTGCCATTGACGCCCCGGCCGAGGCTTGGAAACCCTTGACTGACTCGCTGCCTTTTTTCATCCCCGCAGTAAGACGCGCAACATCTGCGAGTGCTACTACTTTGATAATGGATGATTTAGCCATTTAGAAAAGTCCTTCTAACGGGTTACCGGGGTTGCGCGCAAACTCAGTAACAAACTCTTTATATTCCAAAAGGGTCAGCTTCTTATACTCACTAGGAGACATCTTCAAAGCAATACAAAACTCAGCCATTCTTTTGGCCTGAGCCTGTCTTATGTTTACTCTTTTGGGTCTTCACCGAATAGTGCAGTTGCCTGACTAAGGGTGAACTTTCCGGCGTCTTCAATGGTGAAGCCCGGGTTGGTGCGGCGGCTCATCACATAGATCAGTGACTTCAAGTTTTTGCCCTTAGGCGCGCCATCCTCAGCGATGCGCTCAATGGCTACACCTGTGAGGTTTTCAATCATCTCAACTTCGTCGAGGGTGAGGCTTTCAAAATCGAATGCTTCAGTTGTCATTTTATTACTCCTAATTTTTTGGATACCATTTGGTGATGAGCTTATCAATGTTGTCTTTGTAAGTCTTGATAATCTCTTCGCGCTTATAGCCTAACGCATTGGCTAAGAATGGGTTTGGCTCAATGTTCTTTTGGATAAACCAATTTTTGTCATAGAACCAACCCCAGTGAATAGGCCCTGCGTATGGCACTGATTTCATGCCTGCCATAATTGTTGCTCTGCCCCCGGCGCCAGATGCCCTTACAGTTTTTAGTAACCTGCCCTTGGATTTGTAGCGGTAGCTCTTAGAAGTGTATTTGAATTGTGCAGTTGATTTTGCTTCTCTAACTACAATGTTTCCAATTTCTAAGTTAGCAGTTTTGATTGCTTCAGCGGGCGCGCCTACCTCTTTGAGTAACTTGAGTAACTCAGTATGGCCAGAGATGGCTACCGCATTTTGATTACGATTAGCCATCTCCGAACCTAACTTGAATAACTTACGGGGTTACATCAATGGTTACGCCGTAGAACAACTTGGTTGCAGTGTCTAGGCCAGTGTTTTTGACGCGCAGAGTTACCTCAAACGATGCGTCATCTCCTGCCGAAAGGCTTAGCGGTGGGAGTTCGTTGATTACAACCGTACCGACATAGTGAGGGCCGTCTGCTGCAGGTGATGCGTTGCCCCCGGGTGCGATGGTGAAAGTTGCCTCAGTACCAAAGTTAGACCATAGGAACTGATAGAGGCTTGTGGCTGCTCCTGAAACTACACCCGAAATTTTCAAAGCCCATTCGCCGTTGGCGCGGACTTCAGTCATTGTGCGGATTCCGCCCGGGGCGTCTCCTAGGGTTAGCTCAACCATGTTGATGTCTGGGGCGTAAGTGGTGCTGCCGATTTTGAAAACAATGTTTTGTGCGACGATGCGCGTTGATGCTGCCATGATGATCCTTAGATAGTAATGCGGAGTTCGACAGCTAAAGTGGCTGCCAAGTATTCTGCGTTATTTGCTTGAAGTGAAAAGGGTTGAGCGACAGATACTAATTTGCAATACTGTGGCAGGGCGTTTATGACATCCTGTATCAGTTCGTCTAGTTTTTCTGTTGCCTGTTTGTTTACTGCTGTTGCTGCTACTGCGTTGAGTTCAAGGCCTAAAATGTATTCGCTACTAATGCTTGATGCAGTGATGTATGTGCTGCCCGCTGCAATGATTACAATCGGCGGCACAAATCTTTCTGGGATGAACTCGCTTACCTTTATGCCTGCTGCGTCTAGCACAAGGCTAAACTCAATTTTGCTTGCGGTAATCTCATTCACAGGCATGCTAAACGCCCATTTTTACAAAGGGTAGTAGCAGGCTGTAAACGGCAGTCATGGGATCTTTGGCTACTCTCATGGGTGAAGTTCCATCCATTGAGGCAAACTGTGCGATTCCATTAGGGGCGCTGCGACGGTGGAAGAGTTCCGAACAGCAAAGTAGCACGGCTTGGTCTTTTATGACCCCGGGTACTGTTTGTGTTCCGATGTAGTTTTCAACAAGCGCTAGACCGCTAGCAAGGCAGTCATCAACAAATGATGACACCTCACTAGTGCCTACATACTCGCGGAACTCCGCCACTGTTACAGACATGATTGCTTACTAGGCAGTTACATCTAGTTTGACGATTGCGCCCTCGAAAGGCACGGTGATGGCTGCGTATCCGTACACGGCGTAGCTGTTAGTCAAGGTTGACTGACCCGAGATGTCATCAACTAGGCGTACAGGAGCGCCTGCAGACTCGAAGACCTGAATGGCCTGCGAGTTAGCTAGGAATGCCTGACCGCTTGAAAGGGTGGTGTCTACGATGATTGGGAGACCAAAGATGCTGCCTGACAACTGACTTGGAGCAGCGTTTCCGATGCTCTCGCCGGTTGCCTGTCCGCCGTCTAGACGAACTAGTGGGCGGCCTGCGGTGTCCGCGATTGAGACTAGGTACTTGTAGGCAACAGGGTCTACTAGCAAGAACTCTGGGCTGAGGCCCGAGTTGACCTTGATGTACTTAGCGCCGTCGGTGATTCCCTCAAGAATGCTCTTGGCCGTTCCGCCGTCAGCATCCATAATCTTGCCAGTCATGTCTAGCGCTGCGATAGCTGCAACTGCTGCAGCGTTCGTTGAGTTAGCGTAGGCGATTGCAAGAGCTTGGAAGGCCGTATCCAAAAATGGCACGGTAGATCTTTCGACAAGCTGACGGCTCAAATCCGTTTCGCCGGCATAGGTTTTTACAGCTGCTGAGGCGCTTGCGATGGTTAGGTCACCGTTAGAAATAGCAGTGTTCTGGGTTGCCTGAACGCCTACGGCTAGGGTGTTGGTGGTTACCTTTGCGTAGTCTACGGTTAGACCTGCAGCAGGTAGAACGCCCTTTGACCAAACATTCCACGATGGGCGGTTTAGATCAATCAGGTTGTTGATGAAGCCAACCCAACCCGGGAGGTTGTAGGTGTTGGCGGTGGTTGATGCGCGGAATAGTTCCACTGCGTTAGCGTCTCCATTTGCCAATCCCTTGGCGTATTCGCCAACAGAGCGGAACATGGTGAAGCCGGGTGCGACAGGTGCTGATGGTGCGTGTCCTAGTTCGACAACACGGCGTAGCTCTGCTACTTCGTCCTGTACGGTGCGGACATCGAGTTCAATGTTTTCAGACAATGAGGACTCACTTTCATTTATAGGGTTAGGTGTTTCTGCTTGAGGCTCTTCAGTCTCTTCGCGTACTTCGGTGATGTTTGCCCCGGCATAGGCCGGAAACGGGACAACGCTGACCTCTCTCAAAAGTACAGAGGTGCGTGTAATCGTTTGGCCGTCGCGTGTCTGTTCGACAGGGACAAAACCAACCGAAAATTTATTTAGTGCGCCATCGCGCATAAGGGTTAGAACATCGTTGCCTAGTGAGGTATCTGAAACCTTAGCTGTGATTTCGTAGCCGTCTTCTGTGTCTCGGCCTGAGGTGACAACACCGATTGGTGTTTCGTGACCGTAGAAAAGTTTGACATCGGTTACATCAGCAATGGCCCCGGGAGCGAACCGCTCAATGTATGCGCCTCCGATGTTGGCGTCTTGATTGAATGGTACGGCTAGGCCAGTAATGGTGCGCTGTTCAGCGTCCTCTAGTCTTAGCTCAATTTCGCGTGTTTCGATTTCCATTAGTTAGTAAAACCCTCCTTAGTTGCGGCGTATTCTGCCGTTACGATTCCCGCGTCAATCGCGGTCTTCCACATGTTGATGCGGCTAGCCTTGTCGGCTTGGAACAGATCCTCCCACAAAAATTCAACTCTTGTGCCGCGTGGTAGGCAGTTTGAAAGTGCGTCCTGAATTGGCCGCGTGTAAGCCATGAGGGTCTCGCGGTAGAACGCGTGTTCCTCATCGGTTAGGTTGCTGTAGGTGTCGCTAGTGCCATCTACGCCTGTAACCAATTTGCGGGCCGGGATACCAAACAGTCTTGCAATTTGCTGAACTGACTGTTTTGAAATTTCAGTGAACAGCATGTCCGCAGGTGAATCACTAATTGTTTGGTATTCAAAGCCATTGCCAATCACGGCTAGTTGGCGAGTGGCTTGCATTTCTTGCCAACGGGTTCTGATTTCATTGGCATCAGCTGCGTTGACTTCGCCGTTGCGCTTTAGGATTCCTGTTGGAACACCTGAGGCACTAAACCAATTTGCCTGAAAGTCTCGCAGATCAAGTGCCGCAACAATGTCCTGTGAGCAAACTTGGATAGGGCTTGGGGCTTTCAAGAAACCTGCGCGCGGAAATAGTTGCAGGTGTTCTACCTGTGATGAGTTATAAGACTTGCCCATGTAGCTGTATACCCGGGCAGAGGTGATGTCATTGATTTCAGAGTAGGTGACATTTACTGCCGAAGACGGCACAATCGTTGTCTCTGTTACTACACCTGCAGCGTTGACAGACTTCAGCCAAAATGCGTTACCTGTCAGAGCTAGTTCTGAAACTGTTGCGTAAATGAACTGTTGGCGGTTGTAGTTGTATGAGGGCTTATTGATGAACAGTGGGGAGTCTATGTTCATCTCCATGCCAGTGGCGTAACGCTTGGTTTGGATGCCGAGGTTTGAGACTGAGGTGGCAAGAATCTGGACGCTGCGCCATACGGCCGTCAAAGACAGTGCAGTTTCAGGCGTCGCTATAGACGATGAGCGCGGAGGAATAGACGGGGATACCAATCGGTTCTCGCGTTGGGTATTAGTAATGCGTTGCCAGAGACTTGCCACAAAGACAGAATAGCCGAATAATAATTATTATGTCAAGTTAGAACACGCCGATGGCCGAATCTTCTTTTGTACCTGCAACATAAATTGCAAAGACTGTTGCCATCAGTGCGTCAATGTCTCCATGACTGTCTCGCCGTGATAAATACCATGTGTCACCAATGTAACGGGCCACGCCCGCCGGGGTCTGCTTGATCAGTAACGGGTCATTGTTATGTCGAATTTTCCCCGTCTCAAACAATGCATAAGTTTGGGCACAAGCAGCTGAGACCTCTTTGGCGTATAACTGCCAAATTGGGTAACCATTCATTTTGAGACGCTTGGCAAGATTTGGCGCCCGGGCGGAATCCATAGCAATCGCTGAACAGCCAAAAGTTTTGTAAGTGCGAGTAATGAACTCATACAGCTGCACTTCAGTTGGTTGCACAAAAGACGCTACCAATTCAGTCTCAATGCTGTCCCCGGCCTTGTTAGCAGCAGCCACTGTTGCGAACTCCCATTTACCTGTGATGTCCACACCCAGAACTGAGCCTGCTTGATTGGCGATGCCATGAGCAGCGGCTTTATGGAATAGGTCAGCGGGTAGCCATGACGCTCCGACACCTGAAACAAATTGGTTTAGGCGGAATCTTCTGGCCTCATGTTCTGGGATTATGGCAAGGTCAGACATGATGCGATCAAGTGGAATGCGCCCACAGGCAACTGCGGGGTTACTTGCCAAGATGCTATCTGGGTTCATAACCTCTGCGCCATCTGGGGCTTGCCACACAAAGAACCCAAAACGCTCTAGTGACGGGTCTCCTGCAGCGGCTTTGTGGCCCTGCTTGTAAAGCTCAATTAGGGTTTCACTTGAGTCATCCCCGGCGGTAGTGACCCCAATAACTATGCCGTTACGGGCCGATGTACCAAGAACTACGGCTGACCACATTCCCTTTTTCCAAAGGTGCAGCTCATCCGCTAGAACAGTGTCAAGAGGTATGCCCTGTAGCGCTGACTCCTTAGCAGGTCTCACATCGTATCTAGACAAGCCATCAGAGGACACAATGCCTCGGCGCTCTGTAGTTTTCTTGAATCGTTTTTTTAGGGTGGCGTTATTCAAAATTGTGTGAAGCACACGGTTGTAAATAATCATTGCCTGCTCACTAGAGGAAGCCAAAGACAGACATTGACCGTCGCGCATCGCCACGCCCCAAAGTCCTAGCATCGCCCCAAGTAAAGACTTGCCACTCTGTCGCGGAATGCTCACAATGACCTGACGGTAACGCAACTGCCCGGCAAGGTTAGGGTCTTCATGATCACCCGGGTAGCGCTCCAACATGTGACGCAGCAACCACTCCTGCCAGTCATCCAACTTCAAGCCGTCAGGGTTATCCATGTCACGATACGCAAGAGCCACAACCTTGAGCAGCTTGTCAGCGTCAGTCTCAAAATTGTCACTCAAAGGTTTCGTGTAAACGGCCGGGTACAGCATTAGCGCTTTAGCAAATCCTCTAGCGGGTCATGCTGCTCTTGAGTGCTAAAAATTTCAGACAGTCTTCTGTGCAACATGTGCAGCTGCTGAATGGCAGATGTCTCATTCTTGTCATCAATCTTCTGCGCGAGAGTAAGACAGAGATCAGCCAACAGCTGAGTTTCTAAATTTATGGGCAGAGTCTCTAGCCACGCCTTAGTGCTTTCGTAAATCATTTGTATCCTTTCGGTGGTCATTTTCAAATACACTTCTAAGAGCTACCGCTACAAATCCAAGGGCAGGTTACTAAAAACTGTAAGGGCATCTGGCGCCGGGGGCAGAGCAACAATTATGGCAGGCATGAA